TAATTCTTTAACATGTTCAAAGGGTCTGATTCAACGTTTAGCAAATTCATAAGTATCTTTTGACTTATGAGTTTTCTGAACTGAGATCTCAACCCCTAAACCTTCCATCACTTCAATGTATGTTTCGGCAATGGCATCGTTTTTAATAACAATGTCGTCACCTAATATTATGTACTGATTGAATGATTTAAAACCATTTAATCTAGCACAAAAATATACAATGAAATGATGAGTTAAGGTAAATACCGCTCAAGATGAGTAAGTACCCATAGGTTGACCACAACTATATTTAAAGGTTTTAACATATTCCTTAGGAATATTACCTTTATTTAAGTGAAAGTCATCCTCTTGGATTCCAAATTCCCTTTCAGATAATAAAGTTCTTCAACTAGAACTTATATCTTTATTATAAATAAAAGATAGAAGTCTTTCTTGAAGACTGATTGGGAAACGATCTGTTGCGGCGGATAAATCAAGACTATAGAAATGTTCCCCATTATCTTTTCATTTATGGAAAGGTTTCTGAGTAAAAGTTCTGTCGCTATTAAATCCCTTCAAAAGAGATAACATATCTCTATGAATAGGTTTTAATATAATTTGAGTATAATAGTCAGAAATGGCTATAACTCTTAATTTAGCTTCAGGATCTTTTACAAAAGAAAGTTTTCCAATAAAAGGATAATTGCTCTTCTCTTTAAGATGAGCAGCTATCTTAAATGAATCGATAAGGAAATCTTTTCCAAAATTATCTGTCAAGGATAGTAAGACTTTAATTTCATCTTGTGTATAAACATCAAGATTCATTAAAGCAGTCTTCGAAGCGGGACCTTGAGGTCCACCCTTCAAAGATATACTTACATCCTTAAGATCAAATTTTGGTAAAGGTAACTTTAATTTAAAATCTTTAACAAAGTCTAGAAGGTATTGATCAAATATATGAAAATCACATTTCTGTGGTTTTGTAATATTATCATAATTAGGTTTTACCTGTTTCCATTCAGATTCAGATAATTCCCAAGATCTTGAGAAATTTAAAATTGTTAAAACAGTTTTAATTCCAAAAGGTCCACCTTCATCGACTAAAGGTTTTAGAAAAAGTAATTTCTTTGGTCAACCATCTTTAGTTAAACCTATTCTCATATCATTTATATACAATGGGTAACCACATATGTACCGAGTACAATGTAGTCTCATTTGTTTATAATATTTTATGAGATAGATAATTTTCCAATTTTTCATTGACTTAAAAAGTCAAGATTGGAAAAATCTAAAGTTGGTTTTGATTGTATTCTCCGAGTTAGGAAATGCTCATAAAAGTAATCGTTTTAAAATACGAAAATGTAAATTTTTCATTTTTAAAGTGATTTGCTTTATAAAGCTTTCTTAATCATCAGAACACTTGGATGGGTTTCTTATATATAATAAGAGACCGTACAACCATTTTGATGTATTCTGGACATAGTCTATAGAATCCATCTCTATGATGGATATAGACAAAAGACTACTGAGAAACCCTTTATAGTTCTTTAAAAGGACTTCTTTGATGGAGTAATCACGAGTTCCTCAATCTTTCGATATTGGAACTGGATTATTGTGCAGTAGCACCAGTGAGGCCCAAAAG